CGTTCGTTACGGAAAAAACATGAATTGGTTTTCCGTCCACTTTAATACATACATCGATAGTGACCATTATTTTCTCTAACGATGCAATAAATAATGCAGTGCTCACTTTACGGTAATCAAATTCCGCTTTGTTTTCAAAAACCATAGTAAAGCGTTTCTTCTTTGGTTTTGCACCAAAAGTGAATTGCTTCAACTTAGCTATGTTAGCGTGACAAATAACCATTAATCGTCATCTTCATCGATGTCATTTTCTTCCTCTTCTTCCTTCTTCTTTGCTTTTTCAATTCTAATGAAATCTTCAAGTTTAATTACTGCCCCATCTATTGTTGACAATTTAGTCTCTTGGGGTAATTTAAATACTTCCTTGAACTTGATAGCCATTTCTCTTTTTTCTTGGATGGCTCTTTTACTTAATCCATCTTCAATGAAATCGTAATCGTTCTCTCCGGGTTTTGCAAACATGTTTGATCTAACTAAGATAAGTTTATTGTCTTTATTGTGATAAAGATCGAATCTTTGACCAGACTTGTAAAGTACATAGTCATCATCAACCAATTTATCGTTTACTGATTTTACTATTTTTGAATTTTTAGTCTCTCTGAGTTTAGCATTCAACGACTCAATTTTTTCGTAGTATTCATCAATTTCAGAAAGCGCATCAGGATTGGGTAGTTTATATCCATCCCAAATATTTGATGGTTTCAGTCCGGTCTTATTCCAGAAATCTAATTCAGGTTCTTCCAATACCAAAGACGCTTCAAGATCATCAGCAGGGAAATTTTTCAATTCTAATTCAGACGAAGAAAAATATTCTCTGTTATTTGGATTTGAGATCAGAATCATCTTTCTGATATTTGGATCAAATCCTTCGAGAATCGATTTTACTTTCGAATTGAATGCAGCTACGTATTTGTCTGCATTATACTCACCGACCATGTTCGGATTCTCTTCAAGATCAGTGTTCTTAATGATCTTAGAGCAAAGTATTTGATTTCCGTTGCCGTCATCCATCATACTACTATCAGAATGACTCTTTTTGCTTCCGATGTTGATAAAATAAACGTAACTGTCGATTTCTTCGTTTGGTAGTGTGTGACCAATGGCATCATACATCTTTTCATATGACAAGTTATTTGAATCACCGTAGACTTTCTCATACTCAGCTTTGATTTGAGCATGACGTTCGATTGTAAGGGCTTCCATGAACGCCATCTTAGCTTTTGGTCTACCGTTTTTATCAGTACCACGATTACGATACTGATCAATACTTACCTTGTATTTTTTCTTCGTAGCAATTTTCTTCAACGGTATTTGTTTGTAATAAATCTGTTGAAGATATTGATTGTAGTATTCCACGAATTGTTCCCCTTCGCTTTCTAAAATCATCTTCAAACCTTTATCGATGAATTCTTCGATATACTCAGGCATAACCTTTGACTTGATTGTGTTACCAGTCAACTTGATTTTTGCTGGTTTGTTTTTCTCAAGATCAGGATGAGTCAAGTTAGCGTAGTTGATACGAGAAAGATTCAACGAACTCTTCCAGATTCCGTCCATATCCACTCCCATGAATGGTTTAGGCATCATCGTATCGTTAAAGTATTCAACCAATGCCTTCACTCCTTTCACTTCTTTTCCGTCCATAGTGTAAACCCACATTTCTTCAATAGATTTAGCCTCTGGTGCTTCCGTACCATCCAAATTGAACTTAGTAAAGTCAGGATAACTAAAGTTTACCCCGTCAGTTACAGCCAACAAAGGGATGAAATCATAGTTAGTGAACCAAATGATCATCTGACGCAAGTGCAAACGTCCACTACAAGTGATACGTGCAGCACAATCATTATCTGACCAATTAAACGCCTCAGCAGAACCAAGAGCACCGAAGAACGAGTTGTTAATGATCTTGATTGGTAATTGTTTTACCTTAAACAAGTTTTTCTCTTCGTCCGTAAATTTTTCACCGGATACATATTTGTTGTAAACGTGTTCATCGATCAACTTCAACAATTCAACTTCATCTGGTTTAAGCACCTTCCCACTTGCAAGTTTCTTATAGATGTTACGTGTTGTAGAAAGATACAACAACATCATACGCATTACACCAGTAATATCGAACTGAGGGAAGATGTTGTACGTTAACTGCAACATCGGATACAATGACGCAAAGTCAAGTTTCACGATGTTCTTATTCAATCCTCTTCTATAGCAACGAGCAAGTCCACCACTGAAACTATCTCGTTTATCAGGCGTTGGAATTGCAATGTTTTTCTCGTAACTCCATGTGGTCATCAATAAATTCCACACAGCAGCATTACCCATTGTAGCTACACGAGTATATGACGTTGGGACAATCTTGGCAAGCAAGAATGAACTCTGATTGTAAAGCGTGTCAATCTTATCAGTCTCCCAAAGGTCATCCAACAAATATCTTTCGGTAATTTTTTTACCACGAATCAATTTGAATTTATTCGTGTATTTCTCCATCTTAACTCTTTGCCAACTAAGAAATTGTTCATTAATTGAAGGCAAAATTTTAAGACGAAGTTCTTTGTATTCAGCATCAGTAAGTTTTTCACGTCTTTGCTGCAAGTCCAACAACTTCTCAGCATCTTCTTGAAATTCTTCTGGTATTTTTTCGTAGTTGTTATTTACAGGGTTGATGATGAACAATTTATTGTCATTCCAGAAGTTGTAAATTTGATCACCCTCAATGTACATACGATCAGGTTTAGCTACATCTTCAAATTTAGCGATGTACTTCAATCTGTTACTCTTGATGTCAGAGTTTACTGCTGCTGTTCTCTTTACTGCATGAATAATATCGGTCACGCTATACCCCCACATTTGTGTTGCAGTATATCGCTCAGTCTGGTTACCAAACTTTACACTACTTCCGGGTTTACGTACTATCGTGTGATAGTAATCTCCGTTATCTTTTTTAGTGTTGCTTAATGTTGTTTTGAAATTTCCGAGATACTTGAAATTTCTGCTCATTTTCTCTTCTTTTAACATTCCAAGAATCTTGGCACGTTCAAGTAAGAAGTAAAAGTCAAACTCTTCCGAGTTAAATCCTGCAATGATCGCAGGTTTGATTGTGTCTAAGGTCGCAAAGAATTTTTCGATCAGAATTCGTTCTTCGTAGTCATCGTTTTCTTTAGCTACTTGAAGAATTGTTTCAAATCCTTTATTGTCTCGAATACCGATAAGGAATACACGACTGTTGAATGGTTTCAATCCTGTCGTTTCAATATCGAATATCAGTTTATGTACGCTGGCATATTCTTCTATACCTTTGAAGAGACGAACACCTGTGGAAATGAAAAATTGTTCGTCAGTTGTGAGTGTGTAAAATAAATGTCGTTTCGAACTTTCATCACCGTCTTTCTCCCACATATCAAGCCCACCTGCTTTAAGAAAGTTGGTGATTGCATTGTAGGAAATTGTACTCGATATTTTGATACAGAATCCGTTTTCGAGTCGAGGCTGATTACCAGTCTCCATACGCTCCATCTTGATTCCATATTTTTCCATGCTACCATGTATGGCATCCTGATTGTTGTCGTACAATTTATAACCCCATTTCTCGTAGTCTTTTATGTAGAGAAAGGGAGTGTATTTTTCTTTGTGTAGGTAAGGTGATTTTCCGGGTTCGTGAACGATGCAGTGTGCTTCGTTATGGAAAGAGAAGGTCTCTACGTTAACAACGTATTTGAGTTTTTCATTATGACCTCTGAGGAACTTTCCAATTTCATTGATGACTTGTAAGTTTTCTTTCATGGTTATTGGGTTTAATACTTAGATTTTTGTTTTTAGTGTAAAATCTGTAAATAAAATCACTATTTTTATAGATGGTTTTTTCAACAAAATATTCAGGGTTTGGAGGATAGACTCCGATTAGCCAGAGCGAAGATAGTAAATTATTTCCACGTACAATAATGCAAGTGCGATCTTCACTAACTTTAAATTGAAGACTAAAATAATTAACCAATTCGGCTGATATGGCTTTTCGTTCAAAAAGGAATTTTCCGCAAAGTAAAGCAATGGCATTAACTAACTCTTGATTGAAGTCGTAAGGCAAATATAGTTCTAAAATGTCACGAAGCGAATTAATTTCACGATTTTTATGCATATTATTTTTCAATCCAAGTATGGTTATTTAATACCTTACTAATACATTTTCGACTCACCTTGTATTTTTTGGCCAAAAAACTCATTGAATATTTTGGATAGATGTTTCTTATTTCTTTAACAATATTCCAAGTTAATTTAGCGAATGGATTATTTTCCCCGATTTGTCTATCAGTAATTTTTTGACAAAATTCTTTTGTGTGCTTTCTTCCAAAATTAGGTGATAATTCTCCAATCTTACCATACATACCATTTTTATTGCCCAAATGCAGTCCTTTATGTATTATTTTTAATTTTTCAATGGTTTCTAGTTTATGTTTTTTCCCTAAATTAGCAAATTTTATTTTTTCTTTTGTTGATTGATTTACTTTTCTATTTTTCGTACTATTAACCATCGGACAAATATTATAGCCATACAATTTATTGGCAGATTTGTAGAAATCAATATAAAACTGTTCTCTATTGTGATGTAACTCATCACTTATCATGTCTTCTAAAATAAAAAACTTAAAATAATTTTCACCATGTTTATTAAATGATCTTTGTAACGATATTGAATGATGTGTTTTATTTCTTAAATGATGTAGATGAACGTTCTTTCTTTTCCGAAAATTAATCGCACTTCCAATATATTTCTTACCATTAAGGACATTTAAAATACAATAAACCACATTATTTTTTTCCATATTTTTTTTTCAAATTTTCTAACACCTCATTTAAAACTGATTCTTCCACATCTGATTCATAATCTTCATTATCCAAAGTTTTTGTTATTTCAATCATTTTATTTTCGATTGAGTTAAAAACATATTCATCAATGCTATCTTTAACGACCATAGGATATATAAATACAGTATCTTTTTGTCCAATACGATGTAAACGATCTGAAACTTGAAAATATTCACCAGCAGACCAAGGGTTAGTTACCATAAATAGTTTACTGGCTGCTGTTAATGTTAGTCCATATTTCGTAGTACTTATTGAGGCCAAAAAACCTTTTATCGTTCCATTAGGATTTTGGAAATCATTTTTTACTCTGTTTCTTTCTTCTGCATTTTCATCACCAGTATGTAATGCCGACATATCACCCAATAATTTTTTCATTTCAATAAGTGGAGGTTTAAACATATCTACAATAACACATTTTTCTCCTTCCTCAATTAATCTTTTTGCCAATTCAACAGTTGGTTTAATTTTAATCATTGATGTATATTGTCTTAAT